GTTATAGTTGTTAGTTTAAGGTTGAATCCTACCTTCTCTTGATGCTTCATCGATTTCAGCTTCAAACTTTGCAAACGTTCTTCTATCCATCTTACCAATCTCAGAGTTAGACCAGATTTTCTTTGTGGGAATATCTGATTCTGTAGCTTTACTAGTTTTTGTTATAGCCTTAGCTGCTTCTTTCTTAACAGCTGTTCCCTGTTTCTTATTAAGTGTACTAGTACCTTTATCCATCTTATAAAGATCGATTGCTCTCCCAGCTAATTGTGCATTAGATGTATTTTCATACAACCAACTTTGAATAACTGGATCTTGCTTACTAGCCCACTCATGAAATTCATCTTTCTTACGAATCTCAGTAAAGTCAGGATGTACTCTTAACAATTCTACTTCTGCTTTCTCTTTACTAACTTGTTCCTGTTGAGCTTGCAGATTTTGGTATTTCTCCTCCATCTCTTTTGCTCTAGTATCAGCCTTTGTCATAGCTATAGTTTCAACCATATCATAAACATCGGGATACTCCTGTCTCCAAGCTTCTAATTCATCCTTGGATTTAGGTGGAACAAAGTCTTTAGTAGACGTTTCCAATTGCGTTCTTAAAGTTCTAACTTCATCTTTGTGCTTAAACAAAGTAGAATCATAGTGTTTTTTTAAATCGTCATAACGTTTCTTAAAAACACGATCTTCTGCATTTTCAGGGCGTTCAGTTGAAGGAGTAGCATCGGTATCCGAGCTTGCAATTTCTTCAGATGTTTCTGTGTCCTTTTGAACGGTTGCTGCTTCTGCTTTATCTTGATTAAATTTATTTAATTCACCTTTAGCAAATGCCTCAGTTTCGGGATCACTTTCGTCATCTCTATGTTTCTGATACATTGATTTACTAGATGGTTTATTAAATAGTTTAGTCTCTTGTTTAACTTCTGTTTCGTTTGAAACTTCAGCTAAGTTTTCGTTCTCTTCCATTATTTTTCCTTTTAGGTTGAGTGCCTTATGGTTAAGGGTAGCTCACTTCCATAATTTGTGGGCTGAGATTATACTAGTTCTGTCTCACCATTATCTATTGAATCTATTTCTGGATCAATAGCAGTATCAGGTTCTTTAGCCATCATACTGTTAGGGTTAGACATTTGTGTATTCTCAGGTGGCACATTATTATTATCATCTGATTGTGACTCAGATAATTCTGTTACGAATCCTTGAATGGATTCTTGTTCTGTACTGCTAGGATACTTTTTCTTAGCAAAATTCTTTACGACTGATACTGGTAGTATAACGTTTTCTTCAGCAGAAGTAAACTGCGATATTACGCCACTAGCCTCAGGTATAATTTTTGTTAAAATCTGTGATAGACTTGGTGATAGTACCATATCTAATTGTTGTTTTTCTTCGTCTGATAGACTTTCTAATTTAGCTATCATTGCAGGATCTTTTACTTCTGGTTTTTGTACCATAGCTGTAGGTGCTGCTGCTGGAGCTGTCTTTTCTTGTGGTTGAGCTGGTGGCTTTAAGTTAGACATATCAGGTGCTTTAGCTATTGTACTTGACTTGTCCATCAAACCTGTTGTTGTTACTTTACCATCTGGTCCTATTGCCATTATGCTCTTCTCCAATGTGTTAAATTATATTTACTAATTTGTTTATCACTTACAAAGTTACCTAATGCCCAACATACGGGTTCACCTATACCTGCATATATTCTTCCAAGTAAATCAAACTTACCTTCGTTTAATCTCCATGCAATATCATTTGCTCTGTGTTGTGCAATGTGTTTCCACATCTTTCTATATCTAGGATACTTCTGCATATGTTTTACAGTTGGTTCTGCCCAAAGTAAATAACCTTTAACGTGTGTTTTAGATAATGTTTTAAATGTAAATTTTGTATCTCTTATCCAATCTCTAGTAGATAATTCTCCTGTTCTGTGTAGATCTGTACATATAACTCTTCCGCTATCCGAGCCACTATTACCATTACCCCCACCACCTGCAGGACCTTGAGTAGCTTTTTGTTTTGATGCTGTATATTTTGAAGCGTCATCTTTCATTTTTTCAGTTTTAGCAACAAATCCTGTAGGATCATTATCTTTAGTATATCCTTTTCTAACTGCTGTTGCTTCTCTGGTACTAAGTCTTTTAGCACCAGCTTTTTCTAAATTACCAAAGTCTGAAGTTCTATTCATGCCTGCATATAAGTCTGTTGCAGGATTACCAGCTATTCTTTGGCTACCTTCATTAGTATTAAAGTATCCTTTGTTTACTTTTTGTGTAGCTGTTTCTTTTGGTAACATACCTGCTACCATTTTAATACCACCCATAATTGGATTAGCTGCAAAACCTAACACACTACCAGCCATTTTAAGTGCTTTATTATTTTTAACAGAGTTTACTACACCTGATACAGTATCTTGTACTGCTGATGTAGCTCTTGATTTTATACTAGGTGGCTTACTATATTTAACACCAGTTTGACCACGTAAAATTCCATCTTGATATTGTGGTTGTATAGAATCTGTAGCACCAATACTTTCTTGTGGTGCTGCTTGATCTGCTTTAGTTTGTCCAGCTGCTATAGCCTTAGTTTGCTGTGATGCAATATTAGTCATAGGATCACCAGCACTTCTAACTGTAGCTTCTTTTACTTTAGCTTCTTTAGCAAATTTTGAATCATCCATTGTTTGATAAGACTGACCACCACCACCATCGCTACCTTGATAAACATTAGTAGGTTTAAATACTTCTGTAGTCTGTGCTTTAATAGTAGCTTCAGTAGCATCTTTAGTTGTCTTAGCTACGTCTGTAGTAGCTGCACTAGATTTTAAATCAGGTAAATTTAATTTATTTACTTGAGTAAAACCTACTGATTTTAAATTGTAATTACCATTAGCATCTTTTGCTAATTCGTAAGTACCACCGCCAACTCTTGATGTATCAAATGTATTTGCCATATTATTCTTCTTTACTTTTTTTAATTATTTCCTTGAGCCTGAGGATCTTTCGAAGCAAAACCAGCTTCCCCTGGCATTGGTACATTGCCTGTTCCGATGTTGCCACCTCCATTTCCTGTTGGATCTGTTGGCGAAGCTCCTGGAGGTACTCCTCCCATATTTCCCATTGGACTTTGTTGTCCGCTATTGCCTGTAGGCGTTTGATTTCCATTTACCATCCCCATTATTTGTGCGTAGATTGCTGCTTTCTCTGGATCATTGACCAGTTGATCTGGATCAATATCAAGTGACTTAGCTACTTCTTTTAAACATGTATGCCATTTAACAAATGGTGCTAACGAAGGGTTAGACGCTGTTTGCATAAATGTCATTAGTCTTTGTGATCTTACTTCTTTCTGCATCAAAGAAGATGTTCCTTGTGCTTTAATATCTAGATCACCTTGTATCTCAGGTCGTTCAGTGTTAAACTGCATGTTCCAATGAAACATTGAATTACCTAGGGGTTTTAATATATAGTCATCAATATTTTTAATAACTGTCTTAATACTTAATGCTGCAGCACCCATTAACATAGACATACCTGCTGCTGTTCTTGTAGTTGATTGAACACCAGTTGTACCATGTGAGTAAGAAGGTATTCCAGTTGACTCATCTGCTAGTTGTCTGAACCTATCAAACATCATTAAATTTTCATTAGCAGTGTTTGGAAACTTAATACCATGTATTGCTTGACCTGGTTGTCCACTCTGTCTTCTAAAAATTTTACCAGGAAATACTTTCATATCTTGACCTGGTACTAACATTGTTTCATCAACATCAAATACTAAATTACCTGATAGTGCTAAGTTATCAATTGCCATTCTTGCATGACCATTCATAACTTGTTGTGAATCTTGCATGTTCTCTGGTATACCTACACCAAAGAATTGATAAGGGTTTAACTCATATGGACAAACCATATAAGGTATTCTTTTTGGTGAGAAAGGATTTTCTACTACTCTTAAAACCTTACCACCACATATCCAAACATTAACTGATACGACATCTAATTCATCATCGTAATCAAAATCTAATTCTTCTGCTAGATGTTTGCTTATAGTTCCCCAATATTCTAATACTTCAAATCTGTTTTTATATAATGTTGAAACATTCTCTCTATCATATAAAGAAGATTCATATCCTCTTGTTTGATAGTTAGGTCCAGTCTCTAAACATTCTCTAATCTTCTCTGCATTAAACATAGGCTTCTTAGCTAGTTCTGCAAATTGTTGTCTGTTAAAAGAATGTCTTTGAATAACATACTCAGCATCATTCATACTAGTTGCATTAGGATCTGGATAGAAATCCCAACATGATACTGCTTCAATTCCTGGTACGTCTTTCTGTACTTCCATCATTGCTGATGTTCCTGTTTCTTCATCTCTAGAAAATTTATACTGAGTCTTTACATTTGTAAAAGGACCTTTTAAAATTCCTGTTCCTAATAAAGCCATCTCAAAAAATACATGTCTCATAACTGAGATTGCTTCACTATCTTCTAACTGATCGTGAATTACTTTTTGCATCTTTGCTGCTGCCATTGAAGCAGGCTCTATCTGTGGCATAGTTTTTAAATCAGGTGCATCACCATCTTCAAAACCTAAATTCGTAAATTCTTGTGCTAGATCTTTCATTAAAGATTCTGCTGTAGCACCTTTTGGTATTCCACCACCATCACCTGGAAAACCATATGGGCTTTCTGGTTTAGCTTCTTGTGATTTTGGATCTTTAGCTTGTCCTGGTTTAAGGTGTGCGTATTCTTCTGTACCTTCAGGCATCACTGTAGGTGTTACTCCAATTGGAAACTTACCAGCTGAGAATAATACTTCAATGATTTGACCAAATGCAGCAAGTACTTTAGTCTTTGTTACTTTAACAAATACTTTAGATTTCTCACTATCACGAAAAGCTTGTTCAGGACCATACAATCCTCTATAGTTTCTATAGGCAGATAACCATCTCTTCTCATCTTGGAGTCTAGATGTTTCTGCTTCATTAAACTTCTCACGTACATATCCTACAAACGGATCGTAATTATCTTTTTCGTCTTTATCCATTTAATCCTTTTTGAATTTGCCTGTTGTCTCTAGTGTAGATGTTTTTTTATTACTAAGTGCTGTTTTTAATTGTGTTAATTCTTTTTGTGTTAAAGAATTATTACCACTTATCATTTGGGCATTTTCTAAATTAGATTTAGAGAACCCTTTCATTCTAGTTGCATCAATATCTCTTTGAGATATATCTGCTACCTTTACTTTTTCAATTACATCTTTCTTAATAGTGGCATACTTGGGATGCTCATTAGCAATCTCTCTTCCCGTTCTGTCAGTAAGTGCCATGACTAATAGTCTCTTTCTTCAGCCATTTTAAAAATAGATGCATCAACTTTTTCTTTAGCACCTGGCTTATCATTACTGTCGCCAGAAGTTGCACCTTGTAGAACTTTAGAGTTTGGGTCTATTGCTAATTTTTCATTTTTAACTTTAGCCACATCTGCAGAAAGTTCACCGTGTTTGTATCTTACATTTATATCCATAATATTCTCCTTAATATTTTTTTATGTTTGAGTATCCGTAAAATTTAGGATTAGTTATTTTGTTTTTTTTAGCTTTTTCATCTGCTAAATGTTTAGCAAATTTCTTTTTAAACTTTTCTATTTTTTCTGGAGGATTCTTTTTATCAAACTCTATTTTCTTTTTGTCTTTTATTTTCTTTTTAACTTCAGGATCATCGCTTAGTTCCATAAAGTTATACATCTTATCGTCCATTAGTAATCCTTTTCATCTGCCATTGTAAACAGATTAGCATCTAATTGGCTTTTGAATTTTTTAGGTTCATGATATCCAAATTTACCATCTCCAGTATTAGCTAGCACATCCTCTTTGCCAGGAGATATTAATAAATCTCCAGGTGCTTGATTCGGTTGCTTGCCTTCAGGACTTGTACTTAGATCACCTTGCTTAACTTTAGCTCTTGGGTCAAATTTCATTTCCATGTTGTTCCTATGTTTTTATCTTTTTAATTTCTAAAACGTTTTGTGTTGGGATAGTGGTATACCCACCGCCTGTCTTTACTTTGCCATTATCTTCAAATATAAAATCTGCCATGACAACAGTCTTCTTATCGTTTTGAACTACTATCCATCCAAAGCTACAACATACTGCTGTACTTGAATTTTTAATATCTGGTATCTCAGCCCAGCCAGCGTCTCCAACGATATCTTCCCAATACACCATTGCTAGTTGATAAGGAAAATTCTTTTTATCTATAATAGGCAGCTTCTTTTTTTTCATGTATCCCCTTTGTTAATATCCAAATATTTTATCTGAGGGGATAAAGTTAGTCGTTCTATTATTATTGTTATATAATTTATTAGCGTAACTCGTATGCATCGGTCTACTCATACATCCGTATCTTAGTGCATCATATGCGTGATCTTCTACGTGTGTATTAATATCTTCAGGGTTACTATCATCTAATGGTAGTGTAGGAAATGTTCTTAACAAATTTCTACAATTAGAAAATATACGAATACCTGGTTCTTTAGTTTTTTCGTTTACTATCTTTAATCTTTTGTGAATCTCTAGCTTTCCACTGATTCTACTTCTTCCTGTTCTGTCAGAAGGTCTCCAACGGCATCCAGCTTGAATCATTGTCTCTGCTATGCTTGGACCCACATCTCCTCTCTTTGCCCATGTACTAGCATCTAAGACCCCGTAACGCATATATTCTCCGCTCTCTAGGTCTAAGACTTTCTTTGCGAAAATATCTGCAGTAATCTTTTGGGTATACAACTCTCGATAAACCCATAGATTATTATCATAATCAATAGCAAACCATAAACAACAGGCAGGAGAACTATAGCCCCAATCCGCAGCACGAAATCGCTGCCAGCCTTTAGGTATTTCAAATGGTTCAACAACATGTATCTCTCTATCAAATTCAGAGAATGCTGCATTAGAGAATGCATCCCAGTCTCCATTTAAAAATTGTTTTCTCTGTACTTCTGGTAATGATGATAGCATTGCGTAGTAATCATCAGTTTGCATAAGGTACGGATTGTCTTGTAACTTTGCTGGTATAAATCTTCTTGTTATATACTTTGTTCCTGTGGGTGTAGAAATCTCTATGTTAAAAGCTGTATTGGGATCTATAGGATCCACAAACATCTCTTTAACCCACTGTGATCCAACATTACCTGGGTTACCTGTAGCCCGCATATATACTGGTATCGTAGGATCAACTGATCTAAGTGACGATCTTAGAAAATTATAAATATCTGGCGAAGGATATTGTGGAAGTTCGTCTATTCCTATCCATGTGTAAGATTGCCCTTGGTAACGTAATACGTCTGTCATGTTCTCTGCATAACCAAACTCTATTTTTGCTCCTGATGGGAATCTCCATTCTTTTTCTTGTTCTCTCCATTTTGCTCCTGGGTATGCTCTTGAGTATAATCGTTGAGAATGATTAATCAAATCTCTTAACTCTGGCATAGTTCTACGAAGTAACAGACATCTGTGATTTTCTTTATGACAGTATCTCAGAGGATCAATAAGCATGGCATATGATTTACCACCACCTCTAGCACCACCGTAAAAAACTTCCCTTTCTGATGCAGCTAAAAAATCTCTTTGTGGACCTTTGTTAGGTTTAAAGATTATGTTTTGATTAGCTAAATGCTCCTGTATATTTTCTGGAACATCGTCTATTACATCTTGGGTTATGAGTTGTTGTTCTTTACCATCTAATACTTTGTCAATGGTTAACAACTTCTCTTTGACATTTTTTGCATGTGTCTTAGCTGAACGTAGAGTTTGTTCTGCTTGTGCAACTTTCTTTCTTGTTCTGGCTAACGCTTGTTTAGCCGACTGCTTGGCTTTTGTTTTTACTTTCTTCTTCGGCTTTGGAAGCTGTATCTCTGGTAACTCGTTTTCTAAGTCCGACATATGAAATGTATCTTTTTGTTTTCGCTGATAACCAGATAGCCACTTCTCGGTATGAGCATGTTTTTAAAAA